GCTACAGCTCCGGCATAAGCAAGGGCTCCGGCATAAGCTACGGCTACGGCATAAGTGACAGCTACGGCATACGCTACGGCTACGGCATAAACACCGGCTACGGCGTAAGCTACGGCTACGGTATATTTAATTGCTATTACATCAAAAAATGCGAAGGTCTTGCATATTCGATTATGTGCATTAACGAGACTGGCAGATATAAATTGTTTAACTTAAATATTGATAAGGAACGATTTGACGAAGTTAAAGAAAATATAAGAAAATGTGCAGACGGGTGGTATCCGAAATTTACAAATGCTTTTGATTACTACGAGAAGGAAAAGAAATGGGAATGTGTTCCCGTACCGAGAATTGATGGTGTAGATGATAAAACAGCGTATAAAGATATGCCCCAAAAACTAATTGAGTATTTTAAGAGCTTACCAGAATTTAATGCAGAAATATTCACGGCTATTACAGGAATTGAGGTTGAGTAAATGACATCAGACGAAGCAAGAGAAGCAATAGAAGTTTTAGAAGTGGCAAAGGCAGAGGTTGAGTGGAGTTATCCGCTCGACTATGCCATAAACATTGATTTAGCGATTGAAGCATTAAAAAAAGAAGTCAGTAAAAAGCCATATTTACAGCAGGCCGAGCAAGGAAATGACTGTTTAGAATGTCCGAATTGCGATAGTTTTATAGGATATTCTTACGATTGCAAAGATGAGCACTATCAAATAAATTACTGCCCATACTGCGGACAGAGGATTGATTGGGAGGAGTAGGAAAATGACTAATTTTGAAAAATACAAAGATGATATAATAAAAACTTTATTTGCTAATGGTAGCAGTGGGATAGATAAAAAAACTGGAGAATTCCATGGTTGTGGAGAATTCCGTGGTTGTGGTAGTTTAAATAATTGTGAAAATTGTCAATTCAATGACGAATGCGGGTCTGATACTCTTCGAAAGTGGTTAGATTCCGAATATGTTGAACCCGAAAAAGAAGAAGTTGACTGGTCAAAAGTGCCGATTGATACAAAGGTTCTTGTGAGTGATGATAACGAAAATTGGGACAGAGGTTATTTTGCAGGATATGACAGGAGAAATAAAGTTATATACACATTTACTTTAGGTGCAACAAGCTGGACAAATGAGGATATGGGTAGAACAGAGTGGAGATATGGTAAATTAGCGGAGGACGAATAAAACGAATGAAAATAGGCTTAATTGATGTTGATAGTCATAATTTTCCAAACCTCTGTCTTATGAAAATATCAGCGTACCATAAATCGAAAGGCGATTGTGTTGAGTGGTGTAATCTGTTTGAGCACTACGATAAAGTATATATGAGCCGAGTGTTTGACAATACATATACAGATGATTTTTTGACTGCGATAAATGCTGATGAAATAATCAAGGGAGGAACTGGGTATGATTTAGAAAATAGATTGCCTGGCGAAATAGAACACCAATACCCCGATTATAGTTTATATCCCGATTTAACAAAAAATACAGCGTATGGGTTTTTAACAAGAGGATGTCCTAACAACTGCCCATTTTGCATTGTCAGCAAAAAAGAAGGTAGGAAATCTGTAAAAGTAGCAAATTTATCAGAATTTTGGAGCGGACAGAAATACATAAAACTTCTCGATCCAAATTTGTTAGCCTGCAATGAACACATAAACTTATTACAACAACTTAGGGATAGTCAAGCAACAGTTGATTTTACACAAGGGCTTGATGCACGCTTGGTTACGAAAAGCAACATAAAATTGCTATCACAAATAAAAGTTAAAACTGTGCATTTTGCTTTTGACTTGATGAAAAATGAAAGAAAAATTGTTGAAGGCTTAAAATTATATAAAGAAAGTACAGGTGTTGATGAAAGAAAAACAGGTGTTTACATACTTACAAATTACAATACAACGCATGAGGAGGATTTATATAGAGTATATACTGTGAGAGATTTGGGTTATATGCCATATGTGATGATATATAACAAGCCGGATGCCCCGAAAATAACAAAAGATTTACAAAGATGGTGTAACAATAGATTTATTTACAGAGCGAGTGAAAAAGATTTTAGTAAATACAGAAAAGGGATGAAAAATGATTAAAATAGATAATATTAATGTTTACGGCTGGGAACCTGCCATTCGTGGCATGAGGAACCCAATGAACAGCTGGGAAAAATCTGACAGTTGCGAGTGCTCCATCGAAGAGATGGAGTACTCAAAGTGTTTAACATCTTGCACTGAAAGCGAGATACCCGAAAAGTGTATAAACTGCAAGGGTGTTTATTTGGGCGAAAACGATTTAAAACTTATGCAGAGCTTATCAAAAGCAGGAACAGATCATTCAAAATTTTTAAGAATGATAGTAGTTACGATGGATATTACAGCACCACTTTATTGGTGGAAAGAGTTTGACACATATAAAGTTGGGACTGCAACGAACAGTTGTAGCACGATGCATAAGATTCATGAGAAGAGATTTGAGCGAGAAGATTTTAGCATAGAACATATTGAAAACTGTGCTTACCCCAAATGTGAATTAAATCCTGATGGCGAAACTCATTGGATGGTTTGTATGGATAACGTAATCGCAAGTCTGAACGTAGCCAGAGAACTGTTCCTACAGACCGGCGATAAAAAATACTGGTGGCAGATGATACAGCTATTGCCGTCAAGCTATAATCAAAAAAGAACAGTGCTGTTAAATTATCAGGTCTTAAAAAATATGTATTTTGCCAGACGAAATCATAAGCTCGATGAATGGCATACATTCTGCGAGGAAATAGAAAAATTGCCATATTTCAAAGAAATTTGTATTGAACCGATGGAGTGAGTGAGAATGGCAAAGCTAAATTATTATAAAAGAGGTAGAATTATGACGGACATCGAAAAAGCGGAGTTAAAAGCAAAATTACAAATGATTTATGAGCATTACGGCAAGCATCAGTTTACAAAATGCTTAGAGGAATTACAGGAGCTGATGGAAGCAATTAATTTATACATAGTTTCTGGTTATTCAGATAGCTTAAAAGGCCATGTTATTGAAGAATTAGCGGACGTTTGGATCATGATTACACAAATCACAATGATGTTAAATGCCGAAAATGAAGTTGACGAGTACAAAAAATATAAGGTTGAAAGACAGTTGGGAAGGATGGCGTTGGAATGAAAAGAGCGGAGATTTTAGACAGTGCAAAGGAGATTGTGACGAAAGATAGGGAAGAACAGTATGGAGCACCCGAAAACAATTTTGCTATCATCGCCGAATTATGGACAAGCTATGTAAAAGCAAGATGTACACCTAACAACGCATTTGTTGATATAAGTCCTGCGGATGTCGGGGCTATGATGATTTTGCTTAAAATGGCGAGGATTGCAGGCGGCAGCGAAAAAGCCGATAATTTTGTTGATATAGCCGGATATGCGGCTTGTGCTGGCGAGTTGATGAGTAAAAAGAACGAGTAAATAACGGCTGCACACGAAGAAAATGAAGGGGGACTACTTAATGCCGGGAATAAGAACAGATGATATTGTATTTATAAGAGCATTAGCCGACAGTAATTTAAATATGACGAGAGCAGCTAAAAATATATCTTATAGCTATAACGCTGTTGCATGGCACAGGAAAAGGATAAAGGAAAGCACCGGATTAGACCCATGTAATTTTTACGACATGGTTAAGTTGTTAAAAATGATTGAGGGTAGGTGACAATATGAAGAATGCAAATACTTATCTCAATCAGCTCCGGCTATTAGATGTGCAAATACAGCAGAAGGAAAAAGAACTTGTTAGGCTTAGAGAAGATGCGGAAAGCATAACGGTGAAAGTCGGCGAAAGAGTACAGGCATCAACAAGTGATAAATTGGCGGAGGATGTCGCAAATGTTGTAGACATAGAAACTGAAATCAGCAGAAAAAGAGCGGAATTGATAATTACAAGACACATTGTAATTGATAAAATACATGAGCTTAAAAATCCGATACTGGTTGAGATATTATATAAACGCCATGTCGAGTACAAGAGCTACAAAGAGATTGCCGCAGAGCTTAAATATAATGTGTCATATGTACGCCAACTACATTCAAAAGCGTTAAATTTACTATAAAAAATGCCCCGGGAAACCGGGGCTATTAGTATGTTATTGGGTTGTTTAGTTTTCCCGTTGCAATCCCGCCTTACTTATTGCTTTTGTGCTCTAATTCCCATATCCTATCCAGTAAGTTAAGTAGATATGGCGGTATTGCCTTATTTCCTTGCTCCCACTCTTGCACATTCCGTACGGAGAGCCCAAAATGAAAAGCAAACACAGATTGGCTCATGCCTGTCTGGCTCCTAAATTCTTTTAACGTTCAGTCGGGTACTCTGATTTGTACAATTCCGGCGTTGACGTTTGCGGCTTCTATGCCTTTGTTTCTTAATTTTTGCTCAATATTCATTGCGTCATCTATGGGCACCCTAATATTTATGCCCATAATTTTTTTTGCATATTCTCCATATACTGCACCTATTACAGCCTCAAAAGGTTCTGATGATATATCGTCATCAGTTAATTCCAACTCTTTTTTTAATTTTTCAAGTTCGCTTTCTGTGATGGCTCTACCTAATGTGATGTTGTAGCCAGCTTTTTTTTCAAGCCCAAATGTGATGTAATCATAATCTGGAAATTCTTGCATACATTCTTTGCCAATAACCTGCTTGACGAGGCGGAAGTCGCTTAGATTGTTAGATTTGCGGTTGCGTGTCGGGATAAGATACATCTTTCCGTCAAGCTCTGCAATTATGTTGTGGGGGTACGCATCGTACCAATAAGCACAATCAACGATGATTTTTTTATTTTTTTTGTTTTCTTCCATTTTGTAGCCTCCATTCTTTAACTGTATAATTTATTAATTTAATCTAAGTATACGCTATTAGCGTATAATGTCAATACCTATTTTTAATTTTTTATGTTTTGTCCCGGTGGGGCATGAAATAAATCACCCACGCTTATTTTTCCCATCTTGCTTTGTCAATATTTTTAACATGTTCTGCTTGTGGGTATTGCTTGCATAATTCGGTGTATCTTGCTATTGCCTTGTTGCGTTCTGTTCCAGGATAGGTTTCCGCTAATATTGTTTCTGTTCCGATCCCCGGAAAGACCTTATCAACATTGATGTAATAATATACCCGGTTATTGTCGTAATAACGTTTCTCACGCCTATTCCTCCTCTCAAGCTTCTACGTAATAAGTAATGTAACAATACTGTGTGCTGTTAGGATTGTGTCTCTTGATTGTGTAGCCCTTACCAAATCTACCGTTATACTCTTCTTTAACTTCCTGATTAACTCTGATGTAGCCTCTTGTTAATGATGTGTGATGTTCTTTGTGGTTTTTCATGTTTTTTCTTCCTTTCTTTTGATGTTTGATGTTTTCTCTTGTTTTCTCTTCTATGCTTTCTTTTTCTCTCGTTTTTTCAACTTTCCTTAACTTATGAGCCTATTATAATATATTGTACCCGATACATCAATGGGCAAAATAGATAAAAATGTACCCTATATATTAGTAATATTGTATATTGTACCCGATATAAAAGAAAGTTAAAATAAATTTGAGGTGAATTATATGTATACGGAAGCAAGAAAAAGAGCAACAGCGAAATACATGAAAGAAAATCTCGAAGATATTAAAATAAGAGTACCCAAGGGAGAGCGAGACAAGTATAAGCTTCAGGCGGCGGCGGCAGGCATGAGCCTTAATGCTTACATCATTAAGTTAATGGACGATGACCGGGAGCGATTGGCGGAGGCAATAGAACTATTGCAGAGTATTAATAATTAATTAGGTAGGCGGCAGAGATGCCGCTTATTTTTTGCTGGTCTGCGTTATAATGTAGCAATAATTAAGACAGTATTAAGATATAACGTCCAACAGATGCCGTAAATTCGGGGTTTTTGGGTGGTGTTATTTTGGCAGCTTTTTATTTTTTTGAATGCCTGACAAATAACGCAAAAAGATCTAACAAAATCTAACACAATAATAACACAATCTAACAACGTGATATGATACTATATTAATGTAATATATAGGCGTATAAAATACATTTCCTATTCATTTTTATTCTTTGCCCGGACTGGTAAGCCGGGCTTTTTTATTGGCAGGAGGTGAGAACATGAGGACGTCAGAAAAGAAAGCAATAAAAGAACGGTTGTTCTGCCAAGAATACATAATTGACTATAACGGAACGAGGGCATACGGTGCCGCATATGGCGAGACAGACAAGGGCAGGTGCAACAGTAATGCCCGTAACCTGCTTAAACGTAAGGACATACAAGACTACATCAAGGAGTTGCAGACGGAGCGTAACAAGCGGCTACAGATAACGCAAGACGATGTGCTACGAGAGCTGGCGGCGGTCGGGTTCTCTAACATCTGTGACTATGCGGAGGTTGACGAGAACGGCAAGCTTAAGTATATACCCACGTCAGAAATAGATCCAAGCAAGCAGGCGGCTATCATGTCCATTAGGCAGGACAAATACGGCATGACTATAAGGCTGCATGATAAGCTTAAGGCGTTGGAGACATATGCAAAAATAGCCGGTTGGCTTACTGATAAGCAGGAGATTACAGCAACGGTTACATATGAGCAGTTCTTAAGCAAGCTGGACGGCGATTATAATTATGACTGATAACATGATTAATATATACAACGCAAGAGAGTATATAAGCCGATTTTTACACATTAGGACTAAGGATAATAGGATTGTTCCGCTTCGGCTCAATGAGCCACAAGAGCGATTATATAAGATAATTGGTAATGAGGCACGACAAGGCAAACCGATACGATTAATTATTCTTAAGGCTCGACAGATGGGATTCTCGACGCTGACGGAGGCTTTAATATTTCACAGGACGGCGGTCAAACCTAACATCAGCAGTATGATAATAGCTCACAAGGACGATGCCACAACTAACTTGTTTAATATGTCTAAGTTGTTTTATTCTTATTTGCCGGATATGCTTAAACCTGCAAGAAAAGCAAGTAATGCAAGAGAGATTATATTTGATAGCCCGGCTAAGAGTGAGGGCGGCATTGGACTTAATAGCCGCATCAAGTGTGCAACGGCAGGCGGTGACGGTGTAGGTCGTTCCGACACTCTCAGTAATGTACATATATCGGAGTTCGCTTTCTGGACAGGTGACAAGATGGCAACTCTTAACGGTCTTTTGCAGTCTGTACCTGCACAGCCCGGAACAATGGTCATCATAGAGAGTACAGCAAACGGATATGACGACTTTAAAAGGTTGTGGGATTCATCGGTTGCTGGTGAGAATGATTTTATCCCGGTGTTTTTCCCATGGTTTGAGCTTGCGGAATATAGCCGACCTTATGACGGTTTTAAACTGACGGCGGAAGAAGAAGAGCTTAAGACAAGACATAATCTTACTAATGAGCAGTTGTCATGGCGTAGATGGTGCATAAAAAATAACTGTGGTGGTGACATCAATTTATTCAAACAGGAGTATCCATCAACACCGGAAGAAGCATTTATTGCAACAGGAGCTTGTGTATTTGATACAGCTATTATTATTAAGCGTATTAATGATTTACAGGGCTGTAAACCGCTGAAACGTGGTTATTTTGCATATGATTATGACGGGCAATATATAACTAATGCCCGTTGGATTGACAGCGACAGAGGCAATATCAAGATATTTCGAGAGCCGGAGAAGTCAAGGCCGTATGTTCTGGGCGGAGATACCGCCGGAGAAGGTAGCGACTATTTTACGGCTCATGTAATAGATAATGTAACCGGTGAGCAAGTAGCAGTATTACATGATGATAATATCGACGAGGACGAGTATTCAAGGCAAGTATATTGCTTAGGACAATACTATAATACTGCTCTTGTAGGCTTAGAGGCTAACTTCTCGACGTATCCAATTAGAGAGGTAGCGAGATTGGGATATAATCGCCAGTATGTAAGAGAACAGCCAGACACATTCACGGGAGCGATTAAAAAGTCATATGGTTTTCGCACTACATCAGCAACAAGACCTGTTATAATCGCCAATCTGGTACAAATAGCGAGGGACGAAATACAGCTTATTAATGATGTTGATACTCTCCGAGAAATGCTATCGTTTGTTCGCATTAAGGGTAAGCCGCAAGCAGAAGAAGGCGAACACGATGACCTTGTTATGGGGCTTGCTATAACATACGGCATCAGAGAGCAGCAGAGTATGACAGAGACACGAAAGAAACAGAAGAAAACACGCTGGGAAGCAGACCAGTATGACGATTACTACGCAGCTACACCGGAACAGAAAAAAGAATTAATTAAGCGTTGGGGCAATCCGTTTTGATGGGAGGCGATTAAGTGCCGGAAGAGAATAATAACACAAATGCCTTGCAGAAATGGCAAGACAGACTACAAAAAAATAGAAGCGAATATTTAAAAGAGTTGCAGTTAATGGACGAAAGAGACGCATTATATAACGGTACTCGGCAGGTTGCAGGCATTAACGGCAAAGCAGCAAAAAAGAGTAATTATGTCCGTAATGCAGTAGGAGAAATCATAGAAGCAGAGGTTGATAGCTCTATTCCGATCCCTAAGGTAACGGCAAAACGTCAGGAAGATGAAGAACGAGCGGCAACAATCGAAGCATTTTTAAGAAATGAGCTTGATTATTTACCGTTCGAGGTAATAAACGACATGGACGAGAGAACAACACCGATTCAGGGCGGTGATTACTTTTTAGTTGAATGGGATAACGAACGTAATTCACATAGGACAATCGGTGGAATAAAGGTTACGCTATTACATCCAAGACAGGTAATACCACAAGCCGGCGTAAACGAAATACAGGATATGGATTATATTTTTATCCTGACAGGTACAACAAAAAAGGAAATAAAAAGGGTATACGGAGTAGACGTATTTACGGAAGAGGAAGAGTTCCCGGAAGTCCGTAGCAACGGCGGTATGACAGATAGTAACTCAAGTGATTTAGTTACATTGATTACAGCATACTACAAAAATAAAAACGGCAATATCGGTGTATATCGTTGGGTAGGAGATACAGAGGTACAAGCCTTAGAAGACTACTTTGCACGTCGCCTAAAATATTGTAAAAAATGTGGTTCGACAGTGCCGGAAGAAGTTGCAGAGTGTCCACACTGTCATAGCAAGTCATTTGAGCACCGAACACAGGATAGCACTCCTCTTGATAGGAGTATAGATATATTAACGGCTGATGGTGCATTAGAGACAATTCCGCAGATGACAGAGCCGGTATATCAAGATATGCCGATGTATGGCGATAACGGACAACTGTTAATAGGTGATTATGGCGAGACTGTAATGGATAACGTATTAATAGAGCCTGAAAGGCCTAACGAAGTTCCGGCGTATAAGCTTAAGCAGTACCCAATCATATTAAGACGTAACATATCAAAAAACGGTACGCTATTAGGTTCGTCGGATGTTGACAGTATTCGTGACCAGCAGGAAGTCATTAAGAAAATGGGTGACAAGATACAGGAAAAGCTGTTTAAAGGCGGTTCATATGTCACACTGCCAAGAGAAGTCAATGTGCGAAAAACCGACGAAGAGCTTAAGGTGATAGAGCTTGACGATGCCGCACAGAAGAGCATGATAGACGTTCTGAATATGCAGCCGAATGTGTCTAATGACCTAACATTTATGGACATTGCATATCAGGCGGCAAGAGAAACAATCGGTATTACGGACAGTTTTCAGGGCAGAAACGATAAAACGGCAGAATCGGGAACGGCTAAACAGTTTGCGGCGGCACAGACAGCCGGACGTTTAGAGAGTAAACGAGTTATGAAGCAAGCAGCATATCAGGATATATTCCAGTTAATGTTTAAGTTTATGCTTGCATATGCCGATGAACCGAGAGCGACTAATTATCAGAACTCAATCGGCGATATTGAGTACGGAATATTTGACCGTTATGCGTTTCTTGAGAGAGATGCGGCAGGTGAACTGTATTGGAATGATGATTTTCTGTTTTCAGTTGATACGAGTAATAATCTTGCACAGAATAGGGAATCACTTTGGAATACAACTAAAGAGGCATATCAAAGCGGTGCTTTTGGAGATGCGGCAGATATTAATACACGCATCCTCTACTGGTCAACGCTTGAAAAATATCATTATCCCAATGCCGGAAACATCAAAAAGCAGTTGCAAGAAATGAAGGAGCAACAGGAACAACAGATGCAAGCACAACAGCAAATGGGAGGAATGCCTAATGAAATGCAGTCAATGCAATATGGAAATGCAGGTATACAAGGGGCAGTTAATAACGGACAGCCTATATAGAATGATATACAGATGTCGCAACGAACAGTGTCCAGAATACAACAAAAATATAGAAAGAGATGTCAGCATACAGTCCGACGCCGACATGGCGTAGAAAGGCGGTGCTCCATACATATCTCATCTTTAAGGCAAGATGTAAAACATGCCTTATTTTTATGCAAAGGAGGTGAGAATATGGGTAAAGGTATGAACACACTTAAAGGCAAAGTAACAACACATGGTGCTATGTACGTTGAATCTGACGTAAAGAGCACAAGTAAAAAGCCGACTGTAAAGAAAGGCGGCGACCTTAGAGCAAAGGGGGATAAATAATAATGACAGAAGAAGAATTTATGGGATTGGGCGGAACCGTTGATAATGAATCAGAAGATATACAGACTGGCGAGGAAGGAAATACCGAAGAAGTCATTGATAATGTGGATGAGCCGGAAGTTGAAGAAACCGGTGCCGATGATGGCGATAATGATACCACACAGAGTAATGATGAACCTGAACAGCCGCAGGGTGTACAGCCAACAGCTGTACAGCAGGCATATAGAGAACGTCTTGAACAGGAGTATCAACAGGCTGTAAATCGCATTAATCCATATACCGGCAGAGTTATTCAGTCGCCACAGGATTTTTTTGAGTATAAACGCCAGTTTGCCGAAGAACAGCAGAGGCATGAACGACAGCAACAGTATAATGCCGACAATGATATATACGAGGCAATACAGAACGGCACAGCTTCAAGGGCACAGTTTGACGAATATATCAGAGCGCAGATAGTTAATAGCTTACAGAACAATCCTGATATTAAGTCAGCAAGAGAAGCAGCATTAAGAATACAGCAGGAAGAACAGCGAAAAAGGATTGAAGACGGTAAGGAACGAGTACAAAAAGACCTTGATGCGCTTAATAAAGAATATTCAAATTGCAAATTTAAAAAAGCAGATGAAATAAACGGAAAAATGGCTGATTATATGCGAATGGGACTTTCTGTTGCCGATGCTTACTATCTTACGAACAGAGAAAGTATAGCACAGGCACAGATGGCAGGAGTACGACAAGCTACAATTAATCAGGCAAACGGCAAAGGTCATTTAAAGAGTGTTTCAGGCGGTACAAGCGGAGATGTAATAGTTCCGGACGATATTGCAAAAGAGTATCGCAACTTCTTCCCTGACTGGACAGACAAGATGATAGCAGAAGACTATAAAAAGAGAAATGGAGGTAAGAACTGATGTTTAAAATAGCAAAAAGAGGCGTAGCCGATGTTGCACCTATCGAATACATGGAAGGTACAGCAAGCGAAACAATAGCACTCGGCGAAGCATTAAAAGTATCAAGCGGAAAGCTTACAAAAGCAGGTGCGGCAGATGAAGTAACTCATATTTGTATGGGTGTAAAGAATGACAGAGGATTATTCCCTGTTATTGCTGTACAGCCTTATATGTATTTTGAAACAACATCAACTGCAACAGTAGCGGCAACAGCAGTAGGCACAGCAGTTAAATTACATACAGACGGGCTTACAGTCACAGCAACGGTTGGCGGCTCATTTGTAATTGACGAAACTGACGGAGCAACAACTAATTCAACGGTTGTCGGACACTTCACAAAACCGGCAACAGCGGCAGCGTAAGGAGGTAGATAAACAATGGCAGGAATTATTTTTTCGGAAGGTTCCGGTGTAAACGATAGCGTTTTTGGTCGTTCACAGGATCCCATCAAAGCAGTCATCGAAGAAAACGTAGAAGCATTTAAGGAAATGTCCATGATTGATAAGATTTTTTATATGGACAAGTCATCTAATTTTGCCGAGAAGTATTCACAGGAAACATCACTCGGAGACTTTAAAGATGTAGGAGAAAACGGTGCATATCCTGTTACATCAATGCAGGAAGGTTACGAAAAGACCATTACACCTACTACATGGAAGAACAAATTTGAAGTAACTGCGGAAATGCTTGAAGATGCTAAGTATGGCAAGATTAAGTCAAAGGCTAACATCTTCGCAACATCGTTTAATCGTACAAGAGAGAAGTTTGCAGCTTCAATGCTTGCCGGTGGTATCGGTACAACAACAACTATTTCAGGCAAGAAATATGACACAACAACAGCTGACGGTGTAGCACTTTTCTCACAGTCGCACCCTTCAATTACTAAGGGTACAAAAGCACAGAGTAACATTTTTACAGGTGCGTTCTCACAGTCTGTTATGGACACTATGCAGGAAAAAATGCAGATGTTCACAGATGATGACGGCAATCTTCTTAACGTAGCACCTGACACAATCATTATCCCTAATAACGGTGCATTAAAGAGAGCTGTATTTGCCGCCATCGGTTCAGAGCTTGACGCAACATCATCTAACAATGCGATTAACTTTCAGGTTGGACTTTGGAATGTGCTTGTATGGCCTTATCTCCCTACAGGACTTGGCACAGGCAATAAACCGTATTTCATTATGCTTGATAGCAAATTTAATCAGGATTATATGGCTTTACCTTGGGTAGACAGACTTGGACTTACTGTTAAATCAGATATTGACCCTAATACAGATGCTAACGTATGGAAAGGCAGAGCAAGATTCGGCGCAGGCTTCAATAACTGGAGAGGTATTGCTATTTGCGGCGAAGGTCTTACAGGTACAGCATTAGCATAAGGCGGTGGTAGTATGCGTTGGTATGACGTAAAGCTAATCACATTGCAAAAGATGTTCTCCAACGATACATCAAGCATTGTCGTTGATGATAATACAGCACCATATATAGCAGCTATGCCGGGTGCGGCTAATGCTTGTTTAAACTATATTGCGACAGCGGTACGGCATATTGATATGTCGTACCAGCTTGAGCAGGACGGGACAAAAACAGGAATACAGCGTTATGACTTTAAACAGCTTGCGGCTGATTTCTACTCGTTTGAAAATATAGAAGTATATTTTGAAGACGAATACGGAAACTACGGCAAAGCGGGAAATTATAATGTCGAACACAATAACGTTTTGCTTATAGACGGTGCTATCAAAGGAAAATGGACAGTGTATTATAATGCCTATCCCGATGAGATAACAGAAAATACAAAAGATAATTATGAGCTACCTTTATACCCGGAGGTGGCTATTTTATTGCCATGGTTTATGGCTTCTCAGTTATATAAAGATGATGATATATCTACTTCGACTGTTTATTGGAATGAGTTCGTGGCACTGCTTGAAGAAGCAAAAGCAACAGCAAACAGGCTTAAAGGGACAGGCTATGACGAGTTTATCAACACAAAGGGGTGGTATTAAATGCGACAGTTAAGTGTGCCATCGCAGGTTGCAAGAACTGTAACAAAAATAGAAAGCTTTAAGGGTGTAGACCTTACAAATGCCGCCTCTAATGTTGATATTAGCCGTTCACCTGAAGCACCTAATATGATAAGAGATGTTCCCGGCAAGGTAAGAAAGCGAATGGGCTATTACTTGGATACCGAGTATGATGATTTTATACACGGCGTTTTCCGCTTAAACGGAGAGCGTATAGTTCATGCCGGCTCAAAACTTTATATGGGTACTACTGTATTGTATTCAAATATGCAAGATGTCGGATTTAACCGTTCAAAAGCATGGGAGATAGGCGGTAGGTTATATATACTTGATGGTAAAACATATCTTGTAGTCGGTAAATTCAACGGCGAAACAAGCTATACAGCTAAGAAAGTAAGCGAGATAGCAACAGTGCCTATTGTATCAATCGCGCGAACACCAAATGGTGAGGGACAACAGTATCAGGAATATAACTTAATACAGCCTAAGTTCATCAATATGTTCATTGCTGACGGAACAACAAAGATATATCAGTTATCATCGGATAGCATACAGTCGGTTGACCTTGTAGAGCAAATGAACAGTGATGGTGACTGGGTAACTGTTGCGGCATCTAAATATACAACTAATTTAGAGCTTGGCACAGTAACATTCAGAACAGCACCGGAAGCACCGACAGTAAAGAGTAGAGATAACATCAGGATAACGGCTTCAAAGGTTATTGCCGGTTATGCCGATATGATTAATAAATGCACAATATCTATTGTATATGGCGTAAACGGTGCAACAGACCGTTTATTTGTCGGCGGTAATCCGGATTACCCGAATAGAGATTGGTTCAGCGGATATAAAAGCACTATATCGTATGACAGTGACGATAGACCGGAAATGGCATCTTTCGAAGATTTTACATTCTTCGGTGACTTGAGCTATTCAACAATCGGGCTTGATACCAATGAGATAGTTGGATATTCGCTTGTTGGCAATTATCTTGCAACGCATAAATCAGTAGGCGAAGACGGACGTAACGTTATTATGCGATACGGTGAGTATACAACGCTTAATGGAGTTATAAGACCGTCATTCCGTATTGTTAATGTTATTCAGGGTGTAGGTGCTGTCGGTAAAGATAATTTTGCATATCTCAATGAAAGCTTATTCGCAACAGAACAGGGTATATACGCTATAACAGCACAGGATATAACAGGCGAGAAATACACCCAGAACCGTTCTTTTTACATCAATGGTGCATTAGCCAAAGAAGACCTTGAACATTCATGCGCGGTTGTTTACAAGGATTTTTATGTACTTGCTACACCACGCCGAGTGTATATATTAGACGGTTTACAGAAGGTCTATGAAAAGAACAGTCCGCTTTCTTCATTCCAGTATGAGTGTTATTACTGGGATATACCCAATATAAGTTATTTGTTTGTAGAAGATGAGACATTATGCTTCGGTACATATGACGGAAAAATAATGAAGTTTTATACGGATAAAACAAAGCAAACAGCTTATAACGATAACGGAAAAGCTATAAAAGCACGTTGGGACACAAACGCTATTGACGGAAAGATATTCTACAAAAAGAAGAACTTCCGTTATCTATCGGCACAGATAGCACCGGCTATCAACACAAGCTATGAAGCGTGGGCGGAGGTAAAAGGCATATGGAAAAGATTATTCAACAGTGGAGCTAAAGCAAGATACTTTGACTTCTCATATGTTGATTTCGGTAAGATAAACTTCTCATCCGATGCCACACCGAGAACAATAGGCACAAAAATACGAATTAAGAAGATAGACAAAGTGCGTTTTTCATTCAGAAACGAAGAACTTAACGAGCCGTTTGGTTTATATGCAATCGGCACAGAGTTTACGGAAAACGGAAATTATAAGGGGTGATAAATAATGGCATTGCCTAAAATACAGCCGACAGATTATGCCAATAAAGGTATACGTGTTAAACCAAACCCATTAGGTCTATCTGTCAGTGATGCACAGCGAGCGTTTGACGAACTTTCGCTTGATGTGGTAATTCCTAAGGTAAACGAGATAGCAGAAGCGCAGGACGCAGTTAATAAAACATTCCAGCTGAAAGAAACAGGTAAGGGACTTTCCCAGAATGATTTTACTAATGGTTATAAGCAACAGCTTGACCAGTTACCTACCGATTTAAACGGCAAGGTGGATAAAGTTGAGGGTAAAGGCTTATCAACGAATGACTTTACCACTGTGTATAAACAACAGCTTGATAATTTACCTGCTGATTTAAACGGCAAGGTAGATAAAGTCGAGGGAAAAGGCTTATCCGAATGCGATTTTACAGCAGACTACAGAAACTTTTTACGTGATAATTTGTTAATCGAAATGGTTGCAAACGGAAAGGTATTATCAGACTATAATTTTACCAAAGCTTATAAGTTAGCACTTGATGATTTGCCAACAGCTTTTGATCTGAAAGCTGATACTGACGATGTATTAACAAAGACTAATACAACACCGTTTACACCAACAGGTGATTATCAGCCTGCTACAAAGCAGTATGTAGACCAAAATGTTATTGCCGGAGGCGTACCACAAACACGAACGATAAACGGCTATTCACTTGAAAATGACGTAAACCTAAAAGGTACAGACATCAAGTTTATTGATGATACGACAAGTAAAATCTATATTTTGGGTATAGATAACGGCGGTCTATATTACAAGGAGGTGGTTTCATAATGGCTGACGATAAAAAATACATAGCTTTGGAGGCAACTTCGCAGGAGATTAGAGGTATATGCGGAAATACATATATCCGAATAGGCGAAACTCCAAATGAAACTGGCGGCTCAGCAACAGAGGGCACAGTATTTGCGAAGCTAAACAAGCTGATAGAGCAGCTAACGACAGTATTAGCGAGTGTTGGTTCTGATAGCAGTAATACAGAAAAAACACTGCATAAAAAAATTGATAATTTGGACGACGACATTATTAGGTTACAACCTACATATTTGTTCTATCCCGGCGAGCATTTACTTGGAACATATGATGGCGGAACAGAAAATTTTACGTTTACTATTACACCATCATGCTCCGGCACTATAACCGTCGAAGCAACACTTAAAGGCAAAAGCACTTCAAGTTATAAGCCGGCGGTCGAACTTAAAGCCGGTGGGACAACTATATTGAGCCTGACAAGCAGCTCGTCAATTTCTACGGAAACTAAAACAACAACGCTTGCGGTTACGGCAGGAACGGCGGTGGAAATTGCCGGCGTTATGATCGGTTACAGCACAGGCATTACCGATATTAAATTTATGGCAGATGTTTTACCATCTGAGGCAACTGTTACGATAGGTTAATACGAAACAATAACGGAGCGAAAGCTCTTTTTTTAATAGGAGGAAAACAATATGAAAAAACTTGTTGAAATGAAAACAGTAAAGAAAGACGGACATCACAATTATATCTATAAAGACGGGAAAAAGACGCCTATCCCCGATGACGGCGTTGTTTTTGCTTATCTTTCAAACAGCGGTATGCTCAAAGTAAGCGAATACCCCGATATTGCAGGAAGTATCCATGGAAAATTTGTTATCACTGACGAACTTACATCTAAAATCGGTAAGCCTTGTATCGGCGGCAAGACCTATGATGTTTGGGGCATTGGCGAAGATTATGTTGTTGTATCGGCAAGAGGTGACAAGAGGTATATTGGTTCTGTAAATGACAAACAGCTCATTACTCACCCGAATGAAAAGAATGAAACAGGAGCATACAAGCTTATCCACGAGATATATTCTATGCTTAAATAAAAATTGGGCGGTTTAACCGCCCTTTTTTCGTGGAGGTGAAGATATGGCAATTATACCCGGAAGCACATGTATAATAAAAACAAATATAAAAGATATAGACATAACACTGATTGAAAGTGCAATATTTTCTTTTAGTGTCAGCGTTGATGAAAAGCCTATTGTGCAGAAAAGGTATCTCACAAAAGGAACAAGCAATGTGAAGTATATCGACGGTAATTTTATAGTTCCATTGACACAGCAAGATACGCTGTTGTTTGACGGAAATAAAAACATATTATACGAAACACAAATAAACTTTGAAGATAAAAGTGTATCAAAAACAATATATACAAAAATCCAAATACGTAAAACACTTGCGACCGAACTTATAGACGGCAATGCACCAAATATAAAACAAGATGAGACTTATTATGAAGTGAAAGTCGATACTGTACTCTATCTTAATGTGTCAACTGAGCAGATAGAAGATTATGTTTCGCAAGCAAATACATTCGCTGAAAATGCAAAAACATCGATGGAAAATGCAAAGAACAGTGAAGATGTTACAAAAAACTACTGTGAGAATGCCAGTCAGTATGCACAAACATCCGTTGAAGCTGCTAACGCTGCGATAGCTGCACAAACTTCTGTTGAAAATAAAATCTCAGTGGCTAATACATTACAGAATAAAGCAATAGAGGCAGCTACAACAGCTGAAAACGCAAAAAATACAGTAGTAGATACTGCTAATCAAGTTTCGGCGGACAAGGAAATTGTATTAAATGCTAAAAGTGACATTTTGATTGCGAAGCAAGATACAATCACTGCAAAAAATGAAACTGTTGCAGCTAAAAACGATGCAATAACAGCAAAAGATACTGCCGTTGAACAAGCCAATTCAGCATCACTCAACAAGGATAAGACCGATACCAACGTAACTACGACAAAACAACTCGCCGCACAGGTCGGCACAGATAAAACAGAAGTGTCAGAAATGGTTGTGGAAAGCCGGGCTATCCTCGAAGAGCAACGTAAGCTTATAGGCTTAATGCCAACAATATACATTACACAGACTATTGAAGAGATGCGAGCTATCGCAAATCCCAAAGAAAAGGACATTTGTTTTGTGCTGGGTGATGTACAATCCGCTTATATGTACTATACAACGGCAATAGATGGTACGGCGTTAAGCAATCCTACTTGGGTATGGCTGACTGACATACAGCTTGTTGCTCCGTCTAAGGATTACCTGCTTAATATCTTACAGCTTGCCACTGTCGCAACAACGGGCAGTTATAACGACTTAATTAATAAACCTAAACGATATGAGAGTTTTGTGATTGTTGATGATGGTGTGTGGGATTATTCGGCAGCTGACAAAATCAAGCTTACTGCTGACCTTGTAAGTATCGGTAACGTGTATAACGGAGCAGTCGGACTTATACAGACAGACTTAGATATAACACTGCCGAAAAACAGCAAGAAAGCTTACGACTATGACTATATGGACTTGCCAACAGGTGGTATGTATCAGTATACGTTTTTGTATGATGGCAGTTATTACAACTGGTCAAGGACGGTGATTGCGTGATAAGTGATAATATGTTATTGCTGCATGGCAACAACCGCTACCATGCAAAAGAGCATGAATATCAAGGCACAGAGATAGTGGCAAAGAATACATATCGTGCAGAGTTGGGACTTAAGGTATATGGGAAAAGTACGCAGGATGGTGTTCCAAGTCCAGAGAATCCTATTCCTATAAATAGCATAGGTGACAGCGGCAGTGTAGATGTAGTTGTATCAGACAATAACGGCAATAGCCAAACTCTCACAATCAATACACCTAATGGACTTTGCGGTATACCTGTTGACACCGGCGGTAATTATACAGATAGTACAGGGCAACAATGGGTGTGCGATGAGGTGGATTTTGAACGTGGAGTATATGTACAAAGAGTTAAGAAAAGTATTGTTAAAACTCTTGATAAACTTAATAAAACAAACGAGCAAGGAAGATATGCGAACTGGAATATTTTTTCTGGTTATGCTTCAGCAAAAGTAAAAAGTATAATCGCTATTGCATCTTATTTTATTTGGGGACGTCCGCAACCATTAAAATGGATAAGTGCACTCGACACCAATGGAATATACATATCACCGCCCCAAAATACTGATTACACAGTAGATACACTTAAATCATATCTAACACCGTTATTGCCATTTGAGGTATGTGGAGTTCTCGCCAAACCCATCGAAACACCACTTACAGCCGCAGAGCTTGCCGCTTACAAGGCGATTAAGTCATATCCGCATTATACGCATATAAAAAGTGCGGCAGAGTTGAATGTTAAGTTGAAGGAATACTAAATGGCAAGAGGTGAAAATAAGTGGAGGGTTATATGGAAAATATAATAGTGGCCCTTATAACAGGGGCAATAACGCTATTTGGCGTATTAATTGCCAATAGTAAGTCACAAGCGGTAACAGACACAAAACTGAAAGAACTTACAAGAGAGGTAAGAGAGCATAATAATTTTGCAAAACGTGTGCCGGTTCTTGAGGAACAGATGAAAGTAGCTAATCATAGAATTGACGATTTGGAAAAACTTGAACAGCAGAAAGGAAGATGAAGTATGGATATTACATTTTTAACTAACTTTGCTATACCGCTTATTGTTGGCATTTGTTTATGCCTTGGTTACATAATTAAAAACATTGTACCTAATGACAATATTAACCGCTTTATTCCGCTTGTAATGGGAATTGTCGGCGTATTAATAAATGTATGGGTAAACAAAGTTTTCACCGCTGAAATCCTTTTAGGCGGACTTTTTAGCGGTCTTGCAAGCACAGGACTTTATGAAATGTTTAGAAATTTGATAAACAAGGAGTGATTGTATGACTTGCAGGGACATCAACGAGCTTACAGCCGTCTGTGCGATGGCTTATAAGCTTTTTTTAAATGAATGTAAAAAGTCTGGGCTTGATATATTCATAACCGAAACATACCGCTCACAGGAGCGACAGAACGAGCTATACGAGCAAGGCAGAACAAAGTTGTGGGATAGCAACGGCAAACGTTTAAAGATAGTTACATGGACTAAGAACAGCCGACACACCAGCCGAAGGGCATGGGATATAGCTTGTAAAGGAAAAGACCTTTACAATATGTCAGTATTAAGAAAATGTGGAGAAATAGCCGCAAAATTGGGGATAACGTGGGGCGGTACTTGGGAAAGCTCGCCGGACTATCCACATTTTGAAGTATCGGAAAACTGGAAAGTACCAGTAAAGGAGGTTGAGGAAATGACACAGGCAGAATTTAATAAAATGATGGACAACTATTTGGCAGAACGCTCAAAAAAAATGTGTAGTAATTGGGCTAAATCAGAAGTCGAAAAAGCCAAAGAATTGGGCATAACAGACGGCACACAGCCGCAGTCATTTGCAACAAGAGAACAGGTGACAGCAATGATTGTTAGAGCACTTAAGTAAGGAGGTGTTTTTATGGCAGGACAAACTGTTACAGTAACGGCTGACCAGCGTAAGAATAGAAATACAAATACAAGTTCCGGCAGTTCGAACAGTAGCGGAATATCAAATATTCCGACATATGACAAAAACAAAGACTATGCTTCCGAAATACAGAAAGCAATATCCAGTGGAGCAAGTCAGGACGTAATAAACCAGCTTAATGCGGAACGTAATGCAAAGATAAAAGGTGAAAACCTTAATTACAGAGGTTTAACCGATAACGATTTCTCCAATTACAAGAACACAGGAAATTTTAATGGCACAAAGAGTAATATTTCACAGGATAATTATGTAATAGGGCAGGACGGTGGAAATGCAAGCAATAGGTTCTCATATAATCCTTCTGATTCACAGATAAGGAATTTACAGCAGAGTATAGATTATGATGGAACAAAAGGCTATGCAGACCCGACAGGCTATTATACAACACGACAGACAGCCTTTACTTGGCAACAGCCGGACGGTACTTATAAGACCACATATTCAAACGCAACAAACTATAATCAGGCTTTACATGATGCAATAGCAAGTGGACAGGTAGCACCTAACTCGCAGCTCGCTCATTCGTCAACCTACGGCACCGGTTCGCTTACCGGAAACGGTTATAACTATGGACGTACTTCGACAGGTGACGGTTTATATTCCGGCTTTGGCAACGGCACAGATGGTGGACGATACACAGCAGATAATCAGTTTGGTAATATGTACGACCAGACTAATATGCAGTTAGGCTTTTTAAGCGGTCGTGACGGTATGGATTATAAAAATCCGTATGCAGATATAGCATATAACGGCAATGGCATAAACAACGCATATAACAAGGGCTTACAGTTTGCAGGACAGGGTGAGTTAATGGGCGGTAGCGCAGACCCTAATAACCCTACCACACCTAACTTAAATGATATTTACTCACAGTACGGAGCAAATACAAATGGTTATGTCGGTCTTACAAAGGACGATATACGGAACCAAATGGACGATATATATGCGAACTATGAAGATGCAGTAGCGGAACGAAATGCGGCGTTATCATCACAGTATAGAGAACAGCAGAGATTACTCGAAAACGATAACAAAGACCAGCAGAGAGCAAACTATATCAATTATATGATGTCATTAAATAACGCACCGTCACAAATGCAGGCAATGGGCATTAATGGTGGTGTTGCAGAAAGCACACTCGCAGGACTTAAGAGTGATTATATGTCAAACTATAACAGTGCGGAAAATACGTTTACCAATGCGGTTAATCAGCTTAAGATTTCAGAAGCTAATGCACTTGCAGAGGGGAATATGGAAAAAGCTAATATGTATTCGCAGCTTGCTCAAAACTCACTGTCATTACAGATGCAGGCGGCAGATGCACAGAACAGCTATAATAAATGGCTTGCGGAGTTTAACCTTACCAAGGAACAGTGGGCTTATCAAAAAGCACAGGACGAAGCTAATAGACTTGCTTCTATACAGCAGGCACAGGACGAGTTGACTTATAAGACGGCAGAATGGGCATATAAAATCGGAGATTATGATTTGCTCGGAGCTACACTCGGAATGGACACATCATATCTAAAACAGCAGAGAGATTTAGAAGCAAAATATAATCAGGCTAAATATGAAGGTCAGTTACTTACAAATCAGGGAAGGAAGCTTACAAACTCAAAAAAAGCTAACGGCAGCTCTAAAAGAAACTCAACGTCGGGTAATTACAGTACCACCACGGCTGCCGATACAGTGACAACAGGTGGACAGACATCAAGTATTACTCCGGCGTTGGATTGGGTAAGAAATAAGCTAAGTTCGAACGGATATAATGATCCGACAACGAACTGGTTACAAAAAACTTCTGGTGGAAGCAATAGTGCAAGTAATAAATTAACGGGTTATGCAAGCGGTGTATATTCGGATTTAGCAAAGAGCGGTTATTCTCCGACACAAATGGACGAGGCAATAACAAGAGAATATAACAAAGGCTACATAACAAAAGCAGAGGCGGACATATTAGCATCAAAACTTATAGGTTAAGAGGTGGTTTGATGGGTTTATATGCAAGTAAAGCAAAAAAGAAAGAGAAAGAAATAAATCAAGCTTTAGGTAAAACAATGGTATATTCAAAAAAAGGCGTATCTTCGGGTACGCCTTCTTCCAATACGCCGAAACAGACATTACCCAAAGCATCCGAAACAACTGTACTACCAACAGTAACAAAACAGCCGGAAACAAAACTTTCGCTGATGGACAGAGTAAAAATTGCAAACGAAAAAGTCAGCAGAGTATATGCTCAGAATGCAGCAGATATGCAGTATAAAAAAACAACAGCAAAGACTATCGGCCCGGCTGTTTGGAATGGTGGCAATACAACTTTATCGGCATTACCTAAAGCAAGTCTCAGAGACAAGATTGATGTAGCTAATGCAAATGCAAGTAATGCGTATGCTCAAAAGGCTTCTGATATGTATGGTGTGAAACAGAAGAAAACCTCTGTATTACCAAAAGCGAATGTAAACGATGTTGCATATTCAGAGCCTTATAAGTTAGATACAGGCAATAACGATAGATTATCATATATTTCTAATGCCTGGTTAAATAAGACGTTAGAAACTCCGGCTACACCCACTAAAGCGAAACAGGGGACAAGTGTATTTGACCGTATATATAACGCTTTAGCTTCAATAGGTGACAGCACAATCGGATCTGATTTAAGTTTAAAGTCAGCGTTTAAACAATCAGCAACAAACGAAAAGGACTACAAAGCCATGCTAAAACAGTATGACGGATTAATAACGGAGCTTATTCTTGAACGTGATAAGTTATCGCCTAAGAGCAACGAATACATACAATATAATAAACTTATTGACCAAGTATATGACATGGCTAACTCTGTAAGAGATAGAACCGCAGACATGACAGAAGCAAATAAGTTTTTACGAAATGCAAGTAAGTTACAGGAGAAAGCCACTGAGGGCATGGGAACAGTAGGAAAGAATGTAACAGAAGCGGCAATATCGGTAGCCGACAACCTTACTAAAATGGCACTGACAGGATTTAATCCAACAGCTACACTTGTTGCTATGGGAGCAAGTGCGGCAGGACAAAGGGCAAACGAATTGTCTAACTCCGGTGTAGCTGCCAATGATGCACTCGGCAGAGGTATAGTAAGCGGTGTAATTGAAGGTTTAACTGAAAAAATTGGAGTAGATAATTTATACTCAATCGTAAAGTCAAACAATGTAAAAGTCCTTGCTGATATATTAAAACAGGCAGCGGCAGAAGGTACAGAAGAAGGTTTGGGAAGTGTACTAAACTATGCGGCTGACAGAATGGCAGGGGACAATGAAAAGTTTGATTGGAATGATATGGCACAGTCCGTTATTCAGGGTGCGTTATCCGGTGCTATGTTTGGTATCGGTGGTATTGTAACGAATAATGCCATTGATAAGTACGTTGATTATCGTACTCGTTATAAAGATGTGCTTCCAAGAGGCAACAGTAATTATTCTTCCGATATATCAAATGTGAGTGTTAATATTGACGGTGTTTCACCAACGGATTATTTTAAAGGCTATGGTGGTACGAGTAATGTAACAGCCGTTAATAACAACGAAGTAACAAGTCCTATAAGAATAGATATGACAGAAGCGGAGAGAGAACCTATATTAAGAAATACAGACATACAGGTATCAGACGCAACAAGAGTTACTCTCCCACAGGATATAGTTGATAAAATTAAAGCAGGAAACTTCAAAGGCATATATAAAGAAATAAGACAATATGCAAATGGTATCAAGCTGTTTGATGATACATACAGAAATGAGAACGTTAATGTTAAATTCAATTTTTCGGGAGAATCGTACCGAAAGAGTACACATGAACAAAGTGCAAGGAAAAACGACTTAACAAACTTTCTTTATATGGTAAACGACTTCAAAAGTATTGTAGCAAAAGCGGTACCAATAGAGATACACAGTGACAGAATTAAAAATGGAGCATTGAAAAGCACAAGAGTTCTCGCAGGTGCGTTTTGGAACGGTGATAGCATTGTACCTGTGGAAATAACAATAAAAGAATACATAGATAATAAAACAGAACCTAAGCTGTATATGGCGGTAACAATAAATAAAGAAGGTAATACAGTCAAGGCGGGCAACTCCAAAGGAAATTTGGATTCGCACACTCTTGTATCACCTTCTACAATAAGTTTATCAGACTTAGTAAAAGGTGTCAACAGTAACAATAAGGATTTTCTTAAGTATTTCCCCGACAGTATGCTATCTTCCGAACAGATAGAATATAAAAAGACAGCGTTAGAAAACGAAAGGATTAAATATGAGGGGAAAAACGCAGCCAACGTTTTACCAACAGCGGCACAAAACGAAACTTCTACGATAACAACGAATGATAACAGTAATGTTTTACCAACGGCAACCGACACAAACAGCAATAACAATATCGGTATAGTAAATCAGGACGCACAGCAGCTTTTTGAGGACTTACAGAATGCTAAGACAGACATCAGGAGCAAAGCAAGAAAAGCATATCAGTCAACTATATCCGGCTGGGCACCGTTTGAAAGAATGACAAAAGCCGATACCAGAAGAAACGGCAGAAACATAACCGGTCTGGTAAATAAGTTATCCCAGAAAAACGGTGTGTTTGATACTATCAAAAAGAAAGCCTTATTCGACATTAACGCAAATAAAGTCAGCGACCTTAGTCTTGACAGTGTTGTAAAGCAAGTGCCGACTAATCAGTTGAACGACTTTAACACATACTGGCATGAATTACACAATATAGACCGTTTGGCACAGAATAAACCTGTTACAGAGCATACAGCGGATGAGAGCCGACAAATAGTAGCACAGATTGAAGCACAGCACCCAGAGTTTAAGACTTATAAACAGAATATATCTAACTATTTAGATTTATTTATGCGAACATGGCTTGTAGATACCGGTTTGATTACACAGGAAAACTATAATCAGATGCGGAATATGTATCCTAATTATATACCTACATACAGGGTTATGGAGAAAGCAGGGAATGGCAGTACATCATACAGGGAAGGTCGAAGATTAAGGAATAGAAATCCTATCGGAAAAGCAAAAGGTGGAACATCGGAGGTATTAAGCTTTGATGAAGCTATGGCTTACAAAATGAGTTCGGTTGTTAATGCTGCGATAAAGAATGATATATCAAGAGAAGTATATTCTTTCGCACAAGCACAGCCAACAGAAGCGGCAAAGAACGGTATTCTTATTAAACAAAACAGTGCAAATGCCAACACAGCGATTGATATTGACAGTTTCACTGACGAACTTGAAAAAAACATAGCCAGAGAAACAAGCCGAGGAAATTATGAGATTACATTCTATGAAAACGGCAAGCCTCAGACAATGAAGATAAGCGAAGATGTGTGGGAGGCTTATAATTTCCTTGATGATAAGCTTGCAGGTTCAGGATATAGAATGATGGCTGAATTAGGTAAAAAAATAACTTCACCTATGAAAGCGGCAACAACAGGTTATAATCCCTTGTTTGCATTGACTAATATTATTCGAGATGCACAAACCTATGCAATAAATAACTCCGCTAAAAACGGGGCACAGGCGGCGAAAAACTATGTTAAAGCTATAAGAGATGTAATAAAAGGTTCTGATACTTACGACCAGTATAGGGCATTAGGCGGCTCACAGAACGGATATTATGGCAGTGATATGTATAACAATATGTATAAAGAAAAAAGATACAGCAAGAAAGGAATATATAAAGTGCGTGACACTTTGATGAAGCCCCTTGATTTAATTGCTGATTTAGGAGAATTTACGGAAAAATTACCTCGTTATGCCGAATACCTTAATACTATCGAAAACCTTGGAAATACCGATGCAGGACGTTTGCAGGCTTCGCTTAATGCTGCCGATGTTACTGTAAACTTTAATAGAACGGCTCAGTTATCAGCACTCGCTAATGCGTGGGTACCGTATTTCAATGCAGGCTTACAGGGTGCAGACAGAACTTTAAGACAAATAAAAGCACATCCGATAAAAACTACTGTCAGAGCAACGGCAAGTGTATTTTTACCGACGTTGTTGGTATATTTAATCAACAAAGATAATCCACACTGGGAAGATGTCAAAGACGGTGTTAAGGATAATTATTATCTATTACCTAACTACGCCGGAGCGATTGATGTATACGGTTATCCGGAAACATTTATCCGAATACCTAAATCAAGAGAGTTCGGAGCCTTATTCAGTGCGTCATTTGAGCGATTTATTCGTGCTTTAGACGAAAGCGAAAATGATAATAAATCATTAAAAGAAACACTGCCAACAGCATTTGACGGATATTCTGATACGCTTGTAAACAGTTTTGCACCACCTGATATATTAGGAGATAATGTTTTAGGCTCAATGCGAAGGCTTGGCACAAATACAGCGTGGCATGGCGGCAAGATAATACCGTCAAACTTAACCGATGTATCGCCGGAATATCAGTACGATATAAATACATCGGGAATTGCAAAAGGAATAGCAAATAAAACGAACAAAGTTCCATTCTTGCCGGATTGGGCTAAAAGTCCTATGGCGTTGGATTATATCATTGACAGTTATGGAGGATATGCAGGTGATGTTATGCAGGGTCTTACATCCGGCAAAAATAAAGGTTCAACAGATAAAGAAACTTTCGAAAATTCGCTTTATTCCGGATTTGTACAGCCGTTTAAAAACAGGTTTACAACCGATAGTGCATATTCAAATTATAATCTTGACCGTTTTTATGACAAAAAATCAGAGGTCACAAAAGCCGCAAACGACAGAGATTTAAGAGAAAATCTGCCATCTGATTACCGCACACCGGAAGAAAAGCTTGAAAGTGATTTTACAGCGGCACAAAAGAAGATTTCCGATTTGACGAAACAGGAAAAGGAAACACTCAACTCAAGCATGACTATTGCTGAGAAGAACAAAAAAATACGTAAGCTGAAACAGCAGAAGAACAACATAGCAAAAGAAATGCTTGAAAGTCAGAGCAAGTTGTATTCCGATTATGCCGCTAACTACATACCTGAAATATCAGGTTTAACTGACAGCAGACAGGAAGATGCTAAAGAACTCAACAAAAAATATAAGCTTAGCTATCCCGATTTTATGAAGATATACGAAGGGTATTCCGATATATATAATAAAGATGAAAAATCTGCTATGAAAGCAACAGAATTTGACGAATATCTAAACTCTTTAGGTTATACAAAGGATAAAGAAATTTCAGCGGATATTAGAGATAGATTTGCATATTTTACTCCTTCTGTTGCTAAGAGTTATTACGATCAACCATCTTATCAAAAGGTTCAAAGCTTTATGGACGTAGATACATATGTAAGTATAAAAGACATGCTTGGAAATGTATCATATCCGGAAGGCGTAAGAGGTGCAAAGTCAATGGCGTATAAAAGAGCAATAGATGACTTTATGCAACAGCATGGTTATAATCCGTCATATGACGAGAGAATGAAGATATACGAAGCGTGTGACGTAGGAAAGACATACTGGTATTAAATTGAATAACGGAAGGGTGAGTAAATGAAACGTTTGGACTACTACAAGGAACAATGGCAAGAGTTTATAGACAATATAGATTTTACTGACGAAGAATTAGCGATAATTAATTTAGCCCGTAAGGGTTGGTATCAAGAGGATATTGCGGCAGAATTACACACCAGCCGCCGCACAGTAGCAAGGCGGTATACATCAATAGTTAATAAAATCGTGCATTATGTTTTAGAGGTTAAACAATGTCATATACATGGCACACTTTGAGATAGATAGTATTCTATACTGTAAGTAACAAGGAAATGGAAACCGAGTGTTGTATCAATTACTTGGTTTCTGCTATTAATCTTAAAGGAGGAATGTAGTATGGCACTTGTAGAAGAAACAACAAAAAGAAGTTCAGGAGTAGCAAAGGCAGGTTTAGCAACAGGCATAACAGGTTTATCACTTGCAGGTCTTGATATACTCAGTAGACTGGGTACAGGTGGTACAGTACCGCCACAGCAGATGTGTTGTAGCGAGGATCATTTTGTAAATCGTTATGAATTTGATTTACAGCTTGCCAATGCAAAGTCAATGCAGGATAAGGATTTAGAGATTGCAAGGCTTAACACAGAGGTTAAGCTTAGGGACGCAAATACATATACTGACCAGAAATTATTGGAGGTATACAAGTACTTTGACGGACAGGTTAAATCCATTAATACAGCCCTCGGACAGCAGGCTGTACAAAATCAGGCTACAAAAGACAGCTTTGCAATGTTATCTGAAAGACTTGCTTGCGAAAAGAAAGAGAGACAGTGTGCTGACAATTCGATAGTTACATACGTCAATGCAACATTTTATCCTAAAATGGTTGCAGATGTTACGACAGGCACAACAACAACTGCACAGAGTACATATAACCCTCTTCCGGCCGAATGTTGCTGTTGAGGTACACACTAAAGAGGGGCTAAACGCCCCTCTTTTTTAGGAGGTATAAGTATGGTAAAAATACAGCAGGTAGAGCAAGGATTAGCGTTATATATAGATAATGAGATATTCCCACAGTTGGCAGACGAAACACAGGTAAAGAAATACGGTGTATCGGTAATAAGTGCGTGTGCAATAAAGCTATTATCCAATACTGTTAAAAAGGCAGAGAATAACACGTTTATAAATATGTTAGGTATTATTGACGGTGATAACATAGAAATAGAAATGTTACTTGATGTGATGAAAGAGAAGATGCCGGAAGAAGGCTTTAAAGCTAAGATACCTATAATCGGCAATGTCGCATTTAACAAAAATGATATTGATTTATTGCATGATTATATAATAAAGGGGGCTGTAACTGATGAACAGAATTAAACACGAAATCGATGAGATTTTAGAAAAAGACCACTTTTGTTTAAAAGATATTGAAGAGCTGTTTTATTTATCGGAGATTTATAAAAATCTGAAAGACGAAAAAATAGACCATTATATGAAAATGACACCGGAGCTTGCCGAAAAGTGGGTTCACCATATGAAGAACTCAGATGGTACAACCGGAGAGCATTGGAGCATGGACGAAATCGAAAATGTCAAAAACGCAAGAGGAATAACAGATGTATCTACTGCGTTATATTATGCGGTAATGAATATGCTGTATTCTGATTATTCAGCAGCATTAGAAAAATACGGTGTAGGTGATACACCGAACGCATGGGCGGACATGACAGAAGCTTGGATATATGATAAAGATGCAGTTAAAAATAAAACATCACTATATTATGAATATATAGTGTGTAAATAAAAAACAGCTCCTTCGGGGGCTGTTTTAATATCACATGACCGCAATTTATAAATAAAATATCGTTTTTTCAAAAACTTAAAATTGAAAAAAGATATACAAATGATATACAAAATTAATTTTACAAAACGTGAAAGCCAGTAAAATCAAGGGTTTTCGAGATTTATGTAAATTTGATTTCTTAAATTTTTATTAAGCAAGCTGTTGTACTGTACAACAACAAACCTTATGGAATACACACTTCATAGAGTTACAACAATCTTTTAAACGGTTTAAAACAGCTTAGAAAATATACAAACGATATACACATCATAAAACAAAAAGTTTGAAATATTAAATTTGATTAACCGCTGTCAACAATTCGGAGATTGCTTTGTGAGTGTATACTCTCTCGGTAATATCCTGTGAAGTATGTCCCATTATTAGCTTGACGGCGGTTTCATTTACTCCTGCGGTATTGGCGAGTGAAGCAAACGTATGTCTGCCATCGTGGGGAAAATGTTCCATTTCTAATTTTGACATAAGCTCTAAAAAAGCCTTTTTATATTGTGGATAAGAAACGCCAAGACCGTTATGCTCAATCAAAAAATTGTTGTCGGTATTGTATCTCTTAAGAATAAAAGGATATACCTTGTCGTTAATCGGTATTACTCTATCTTTGCCGGCTTTGGTTTTCATTCCACCAATTATGTATCTGTCCTCAATATGAACATCAGATATACGCACGTTAAGCAGTTCAGAAGGTCGCATTCCGGTATAAATAAGTATTAACACCGTATCAGCAAACTCTTCCGCAAACACAGCTTTAAACAGCCTGTCTATTTCTTCCTGTGTAAACATCTTATGTTTAGTTGATTGCGGCTTTTCCCCAATCTTAACAAATGTTGCATAATTTTTTGTTGCAATATCAAGTTCCATTGCAATGTTAAAGAGTTGGTTCATCAGGGTTTGGACATGGCTCTTTGACTGCCAGCTTCTATCTAAGTTGTCAATCAGGCTTTGTATCTGATATGTTTTTATGTCCTTTATAGGAGTGTTATGCAACGGCTTTAAATGCTTATACGCAGCAGTATATATATTGCATCCGCTCTTTGATATTTCCTTAAATCTTCTTTGTTTAAATACTTCCCACATATCCGCAACGGTAGCTTCTGCGGCTGTAACGTCATACGGATTTTTGTTATAGTCCGTTAAAGCCTGTAAAGCCTCCTGTTTGGTCGAATAATATCCGAGGTATTTATATATAGTTCCTCCTTTCTCATTTATGCCAGCTCTAATACGAGCGGCATATGGTTTACGTCTGCCGTTTCCGAGGTTTACAATAGCACCCATTCCGTTAGGTAATCGCTTCATAAAAAAAAGACCTCCTTAATTCTAAAAAAGAGTAGAAATTAAAGCGGTCATGTGATATACTAAATGTGTTCTTTGTAGTAGTGGTTTCACATAACCGCTATTCCTTAATCCTTCTGTACTGCTAATACAGGAGGATTTTTTTATTTTGTGACCATATTGCCGAGGTTGGCAACATGGTTATTGTCTTGTTGATAATCAAAGATGTGGTTACATTCCGTATTGAATTTTATATCTCTCAAGTTTACGCATATACTCGTCATATGCTGCGTTACGAGCAGCGGTAACATTTCCAGTACCATTATAAAGGGTGACTGCATTTTGACAAGCTACTTCATAGTCTATATAAGCTTGTCTGCAAGCTTCGTCATACTGTTGTTTATTAATAGCTTGTTGTGCTTGAGCTGCTTCATTTGAAGGATTATTTCTTGCTTTAATAGTCGAATTATTGTAATAAGGCTGGTAGTTATACTGAGGTTGGTAATTATACTGAGGAGTATAATTGTAGTTATATTGTTTAGGCTGATTTAACTTTGCTGAATATTCTTCGCTTGTTATAACTTTTTTGCCATCTGCTGTGTATATTTCGGTTGATACTACCAGTGTGTCTGTTCCTTCGCTGTAAACAAACGGAACATGCAGACTACGAAGCATATCTCTTAATGGAACATATACTTTATCGTCTATTATGACAGGCCTTGTATTTGTTTCGTGAAATTCGCCGCTTGTAATATATCCATTAGAATCCATAACAAAGACAATAATAATACCGCCGTTCGTTATGATTATCGGTTTGGTGTTATCATCCTGTTTAACTGTATAGTTTAAAACATTTCTAACATCTTCGACGCTGATGTAATTATAACCATCTACATTCTTTAATTTGGCATCAGAATAAGCGTTGTTTATGAATACTTTTGTGCTTGCGTCACTTATATTCGCTGCATATGCCGGAACACTGCTACACATTACACCCAAAGCTACAAATAAAGCTAAAACCTTCTTTTTCATAACATTTCCCTCCGCAATGTAATATTTAAAATCTTTTAACGGTTGACAATGTAAAATTAAGGTAATATAATGGAATTAACTTACCAATATTTTCTATAAATTGATTGTAAATCCAATACCGTACAAAGTCAATACAAACCCATTAAATAAGTAAAGATTTTATAAATTAATAGTACGAACAACACAAAAAGTTGTCAATAGTAATAGTACCTAAAAACGCCTAAATATTACTAAAAATGCAAAGGGGAGTTGATTATGGATTACAAACAAATGATTAAGAAGCAACTAAAAGACCTGAGCAAAAAACAATTACGAATTGTGTACATATTTATAATTCACTTAAATGCTGTAAGAGGGGAGCGTTAAAGCTCTCCTCTTTCTTTTTTTTCTGCGATAAGTGCATCAAGAAACTCTTTTATACCTCTCCAACCTTCATCACTTAAATTTGCAAGAGCCAGAATAAGCTGTTTTTTGTATGTTTCGCCTTCCTCGGAAAGTACATCACCTAAAAATGCAGCTATTTCCTCCTCATCGCTTCTAATAACAAACATTTCGCCCTCTCCGGTACGAAGCCACTCTTTGTTTACATCAAATTCACGACAGATAGATGTAATAACCTGTTCCGTAATGGCGTTTATGCCCAATTCCCATTGTGCAACAGTATTTCTCTTTACTCCCAAATGTTCTGCAAGTTGTTGCTGGGTTAAGTCTAAGGCTTTTCTTAGTTTTTTTAATCTTTCATTCAATTTAGCATCACCTCTTTTCTTATTTATATTGTACAACATTACAGACGAAAGGTCAATAAAGAAAGTCTTTAAATCAACAAAAGTTCTTTAAAATAATAAAAAAGTATTGACAATGTTATTTTAAAGACTTATTATAGTCTTATAAACATAAAGCGAAAGCGAGGTGAAAATGAATGAAGAAAGATGAGAAAGAAGTAATGGCAACAGTTAAAGAAACATTACCGTTATTATCAAAATCCGAAAAGGAAAGATTTTTAGCGTTTGCTCAGGGAATGCTGTACATAGCAAGAGCGAACGAAAATAAGGAGGCGAGCTGATGGGTTTATCAATTTATACGACGCCGGAAAAAATAACCGATGCCGTCAATGCAATGTATGAAGTGGCGGTATCGGCAGGGCTTACCTATAACGAAATGGACGTTGTTATAAGTAAGTTAAAAAAATTAGTTGATGATAGTATCGGAAACAAAGTCCTCTAACAGGAGGTGAAATAGTTGGAAAGTAACAAAGAAAGACTTGAGAGAATAGCCGATGAAATGTTACAGGTTGCTGTAAACAATAAAATCTCCTGCTCAGAGATTGAAATGGTAATGTATTACCTTGAAAAAAAGATAAAGCGTAGAGCAGGAGATAAAGAGCTTTAGATATATTTTTTGGTCTTAGTTTCAAAGACGAAAGTTTCAAGCGTGTTATAGAAATACTCAATTTGCTTTTCAAGCGGTAAATCACAGTCTTTGTTGAGTAAATCTATTAACTTAGCTTGAGCAAAGGCAATCGCAAGTTCTTCGGCTTTAAAATCCATATACAACCCTCCTTTCGCTATAAGTATAGCGAAGAGAGGATTAAAGAGCAACAGGAGGTGATTGAATGGAAAACAAAACCGAAATTTGTAACGAGCTTTGCAAAGTATTACAGCTTACAAGAGATGCTTACGATTTAGTAAGTCTGGAGTATGATCCAACGCTTGAAGTTGTAACAGCCGTTTTTGCAGGTGGCAAAAGATTTATTAACGTAGCTATGGACAGCGGAACGGCAATGATAAGGGATATTGTAAATCATCTGGGGTGTTAAAAGGGGAGTGATTAAATGACAAGTATACCCGAATTAGCAAAAATAACAGGCTACTCGGCAGAGAATTTAAGAAACTTAATAAAAAGCGGAAAGTTACCAATAGCCGTAACACTCGGCACAGACAAGAAAAGTTATTGCCTGTTACCGCCTAAAGTATATGAATACTTAGGCATTAAGATTGATGGCTATGAGCCACCACCGACAGTAAATATTGATTATAGCAAGCTTGTAACAGATGTTGCCGGAGAGCTGGCGAACAGGTTTGCAGGAAAGGGACAGCAGTGAGAAAGACAGCAATAATAATACTCCTTATGCTGTGGGCAGTAGTAGCATGGTTCATCGGCTATGGGATAGGCAGCGTAATAAAAATAATTGGGGCGTGAGGAAATGAAACCTAAAGAATATAAAATACAAACAGGTCTGCGAGTGCCAGAAGAACTACATACAGACCTGCAAGAGAGAGCAAGGGAAATTGGTGTATCTGTAAATCAGCTTATTCTAATGCTTATATACATCGGCATCAAGCTTATTGAAAAAGGTGTTATTCCTCAAGACTATAAGGAATAGAACCATTAAGCATCTCATAATCTTCGATATATTTCTTCAATACATATTCGGCAAGATTATTTATAGAACGGTTTTCTTTAGATGCTAAGTATTTGAGTTTGGTATAAGTAGTTTCATCAAGCCTTAATCCAGTTTGAATTTTGATAACTGCCATAGTGATACCTCCGTTAATAATATTTGTTAGCACATTGTAGCATTTTGTTATTGACATATCTACTAACGAATGTTAGCATATAGATAACAAGGAGGCTAAAGCATGAACTGGCAAAGATACATATTAATGACCACAGCAACATCATGTGTCAACTGCACACATTATCATCAACATTATGTATTAGTAAACCATGATAAGGTGTTCATGGCGATAGGTGAAGGGCATTGTGATTACCCAAAGCTTAAGAGAAGAAAACCAGATGATAGTTGTAATGATTTTGATAGGAGGAAAAACAATGACAGCTTATGAAGCAATGTTAAAAAGCAAAGAAGATGCGGCAGGTATTATGACAAGTTTCTTAGTGATGGTGCTTGAAGGACTTTTCAAGAAAGAGATTTCGAACATATCAAAAAAAGAAATCGCAATGCTGGTAAGAGAAGTTATGGATTGCGAGGTTGAGGAGGTGGAATAAATGCGAGCGAACCTAAAAAATGCCCGACAAAAAGCGGGCATGACACAACAGCAGATGGCAGACGAATTAGGTATAAGCTTGAGATATTATCAAAACATTGAGAGTGGCGATAGAACAGGTGATTTTGCTATCTGGGATATGCTTGAGGATATTACAGGGGTACATCAACGTGTACTCCGAGAGAATGTAAATACTCATCACGTTCCAAAAGCCAGTCAGTAGGCACGTTTAAGATGTCTGCAAATTTAACGAGTAAATCATAAGACGGATAGCGTGTGCCTTGCTCATAGCATTGATAAGAGCGTAAAGCAACATCTACACAAGCTGCTAATGCCGGTTGAGTGTATTTGCGAGCTATACGAGCCGCACGAAGTCTTTTACCAAACATAAGAAAACCTCCTAAAAAAATATTGACTATGTGCAAATTGTACGTTATTATATAGATAACAGCAACGCGCAAAATGCACGTTACGAAGGGAGGTCAAAACATGAACTGGCAGAGATACATATTAATGACCACAGCAACACAGTGTGTAAATTGTAAGCATTATTATCAGCATTATATATACGTCAATCACGATAAAGCGTATATACCAATAAATGAAGGTCATTGTTGTTATCCGAGGGTAAAAAGAAGAAGGCCGGAGGATAGTTGCGAAAGATTTGAAAGGAGGGGAAAAAATGAAGCATAAAGAGGTTTTAACAACAATCGGATATACAGCACTTTGGTTTTTAATCGGTGCAGGGCTGATAATTAAAAACGACAATGGCGGTTTTATCTACATCTTATTTGGAATTTTTATGTTGCTGATGGAGCTTGTATCTGAAAAATGGGCTTGTGAAAGACTTAAACGAGAGTTAAGCAGAGAGCGTAAACAGCATGGCAAAATTGTTGTAAAGGTGGGTGAGTGATGGACAAGCTTCAGGACATGACATCGGAAGAAAAAGAACTAATCAAGGAGTTGAAGAAAATCGAAATCAAGAAAAAGAAAAAACACGAGCAAATATTAGACGAGTTTTTATGGGGAGCTGCCAGTTTAGGGAGCTACGAGGGAGTGTTAAAGCGAAGAAAATGAAAAAGAAGAAAAAGAAACTATCAAACGACTGTAAAAAGTGCTATTATGCAGTACTTTGTTACGAAAGAGGGCGAGGGGTAGCGTGTACACAGTTTAAAAAAACGGATTGAGGTTATCAAAATGCCTAAGAAAATTTGTGATATGGACTGCTTCAACTGTATATTTGATGATTGTAAATACGATGGTTCACAGACAGCGAAAGAAGGTCTTATGTTAAGAAACGCAGGTTGCCCTACAGATAAAGAGCTTAAAGCAAAAGAACCTAAGGGGAAAACGAAAACAAAACCGTATACAGAAAAGCTGAAAGAGTATAAACGTCAATATGCAATCAAAAATAAAGAAAGGATTAAGGAATACAAGAAAAAATACTACGAAGAACACAAAGACGAATTTATGCGTCGGTCGGAACAAGAATATGAAAGAAGAAAAGCCGCTCCGGGATGGCAATCCCAGTGAGCGGCAGACACAAAAACGCACTTATAGTATAGCACAATTATTTGCGGAGTTAAAGGAGGAATTATAATGGAATTAACAAAACTGGAAAAAGCTCTTATAGATAAAATCTCGGAGGTCAGTGATAGCGAAGAATTATGGTACAACAATTACCAGGAAATGAATGAGAAAATGGCAAAGCTTGAGAATGAGTACAAAGCACTTGAAGATAAATACAATGCGTTATTGGCAACGACAGTACCGGAGGAGAAATTTTGATGTGTGAATATTGCCACAGCAACCCTCACAAAGCAGGTTGCCCGAACGAACCAGAGCCTAAAGAAGTTTATCGGTGTAAATACTGTGAAGAAGCTATTCTGGAAGGTGAACAGTTTGTAGAAATCAATGACGAGCGTTACCACATTGAATGTATCGAACTTTTATCAGTACACGAACTCTTAGCGCTTCTTGTGGAAATTGATATTAAAATAGCGGAGGTTACGGAATGAACGAACTAATGAATGTGTCACAGCTCCCAAAGATAGAGGAACATCTACAAGATGTATCTGCTATGATTGATGACAAAATAAAGCTTGCATTAAGTCTTGTGTGTGACGAAAGCACAGTAAAGGAAATAAAAGCAACGAGAAGTGAGCTTACAAAAAATTTTGAAGTGCTTGAAGAACAACGAAAAGCTGTTAAAAAGGCAGTGCTTAAGCCGTATGAAGATTTTGAAAAAGTATATAAGGCTTGTGTATCTGATAAATTTAAGAATGCCGATAAACAGCTTAAAGATAGAATAACAGATGTCGAAAGTGACTTAAGGACTAAAAGAGAAGTTGATTTAATCGAATACTTTGACGCATATAAAAAAGAAAAGAATTGTGAATGGCTTGATTATGCCAAAGCAGGAATAAAGATTAATCTATCAGACAGCGATAAAAAGCTTAAGGATAAGGTTAAGAACTATATTGATAGTGTGTGCATTGATTTGGAAGTAATAGCTGCAACAAAAACACATACCGATGAGCTGCTTAATGCTTATAAAATTACGCTTAATCTTTCAAAGGCTTTTATAAAGGTGGAAGAGGCACACAAGATTGTTGCAAAACCGGGAGATGTGGAAGAAACGGCTGTAAAGCCTAAAGCAAAAACATTAGATGATATTTTGGATGGTATAAACGTAGAATCGGTTAAAGCAACATATATGGTAACGGTATCAAGTGAGTACATCACAGAGTTTAACGATTTTTGCAGAAGGATAAATGCAGAGATAAAAGAGGTGTAAGCAATGGGTAATATGGATATATACAATAGCTTAAAAGAAGTACCACAGGAGGCGAAAAAGAAAATATCGGGAGGAAAGTTAAATGGTTTTACCGATGTAAACCCGATGTGGCGAATTAAGAAATTAACGGAACTCTTTGGGGTTTGTGGCTTCGGTTGGTATACAGAAATAACTAACAGATGGATAGAAAAAGGTCCAGATGGGAAAGAAGCCGCATTTGTAGAAATTAATCTGTACGTTAAACAGGGCGGCGAGTGGAGCAAGCCGATTATTGGTGTCGGTGGCTCTATGTTTGTCAATGTCTTTAAGGAAAAGCCTGATACTTCCGACGAAGCTTTTAAAATGGCGTATACAGATGCTATATCGGTAGCGTGTAAAGCGTTAGGTATGGCGGCAGATGTCTACTATGAAAAAGATAGAACTAAGTATAATGCAAATGGGCCGGAAACTGAATATGCAACAGAAGAACAGATTGCAAAGCTCAATCAATACTATTCTGGCAAGAGGGATAAACTGGACGCTTATTTAAAAAAACAGGGTGTTAAAAATATAATCTATCTTCCGAGGACAAAAGCACAGGATGTTATAACAAGAATAGAAACAGAGTTAGCAAAAACAAAGGAGTAACAAAATGGAAGGTCTTGCAACTTTAAAAACCGAAAACAGCATATCGTTTAAAACGCTTGAGAGTGGCAAGACTGAGGTTTCCTTTATGGTCGATAGATTAAGCACCAAAGATAAAAACGCAATCAGGTCGGCTTTGGAGCAAGCGGGAGAAGCACTTACAATAAAGATAAGCAAATACCGCAAAAAAAGAAGCCTTAATGCCAACAGCTACTTCTGGACATTGGTTGGAGAGCTTGCGTTGAAGCTGAACCGAAAGAAAGAAGAAATCTACTGGGAGTACATAAAAGACCTCGGTATCTATCGAACGGTCGAGATTGACGAAAAAGCGGTCGATACAATGATATATATGTGGAAGTCACATGGTTTAGGCTGGATAGCGGACAGATTAGACCATGGACAGCATAAAGGATTTGTATTAGTCAACTTTTATTACGGAAGTAGCTGTTACAATACAAAACAAATGTCAAGGCTGATAGATGCCGTTGTAAATGATTGCAAAGAACAAGGCATAGAAACATTGACACCGACAGAGTTAGAAGAAATGAAAAGGGCGTGGGACGGTGAAAGGAAGTCATAAAGTATCTGTTTTGCAGGGCACAGAAAAAGAATGTTACATAACCGGCAGAACGGACAACCTTGAAAAGCACCATTGTTACTATGGCGTTAAGGGACGAGCTATTTCCGATAAATACGGTTTTTGGGTCTGGTTGATACCTGAATATCACAGAGGAACAAGCGGAGTACATGGAAAGAATGGTCATGAGTTAGATATGGAGCTGAAACAGGCTTGCCAAATGGCTTATGAAGAAGCAGGACATACAAGACAAGAGTTTATACAGCTTATAGGCAAAAACTATTTGTGAGGTCAAACATGAAGCAATTAACAATAGACGGTGTACCAGTTGCAAAAGGCAGACCGAGGTTAGGCAGATACGGCACATACACACCGAAAAAGACACAGGAATATGAAGAATACGTCAAAATGTGTTGGGTGGCAAAATACGGCGGTATACAGCCGTCAGAACAACCGTTAGAAATGAACATAGTATTTTATATGCCAATACCAAAAAGTTGGACTAAGCGAAAAACAGAGGAATATAAAGGACGACTTCATACCAATAAACCTGATATTGATAATCTTGTAAAGGCAGTATTGGACGGGTTAAACGGAGTAGCTTACAAGGATGATAAACAGATTGGAACTCTTAACGTAGTAAAGCGTTGGGCGGTAGTTGGTAAGACAGAAGTATGGATAAAAGAGGTGTAGTAAATGGAAAGGGACAGCATAGTATTCTACAAAAGTTTTTTTGATGCAATAAAAGAACTGCCGCCGGAAGATTTTAAAAACTGTATGACCGCTTTAATGGAATACGGCTTCGAAGGCAAAGTGCCAGAAACAAGTGGAATTGCAAAATCTATCTTTTTAATGGCTAAACCACAAATCGATAAGAATAACCAAAGGTATGCAAATGGTAAAAAAGGTGGTAAAACAGCGTTCCGAGACGAACCAAACACAAACCAAAACGAAACCAAGCACGAACCAAATACTAACCAAAACGCAACCGAACACGAACCGAACACGAACCAAACACGAACCAAACACGAACCAAACACGAAAAATACAGAACCTAATGATAATGATAATGATAATGTTAATGATAATGATAATGTTAATGATAATGATAATGTTAATGATTATAAAGACATCTGCTCGGAGCAAGCTTCTGAGCCGCCGATAATAACATTACCGTTGAACGATAAGAGCCAATATCCCATATATGACGGAGCAGTTCAAGAATGGGCGGAACTGTACCCTGCTGTCGACGTGATACAGCAGTTAAAAGCCATGAGGGGTTGGTTGAACGCCAATGAAAGCCGACGAAAAACACGAAAGGGTATTAATCGGTTTATAAACGGATGGTTGGCAAAAGAGCAGGATAAAGGGGGAAGGCGAAATGCAGTTTACAATACCGAATTTGAAGGTGTCTGCGGTGACACGTTATAACTGCGAGGTCTGCAAGGATAAGGGCTTTGTACTTGAAACAATAAACGGTTATGAATATGCAAAGCCTTGCAAATGCAAAATTCAAGCCGATTTAAAGGCGGATTTAAGGCGTTCGGGACTTGATGATAAAATGCTTGAGCGAATGAGCTTTGACCGATATGAAGCAGTTGAGGACTTTCAGCAAAGGGCAAAAAGCACAGCGTATCAATTCAGCCAGCAGGCCGAAGTAAAAGGCTTTTACATCGGCGGTCAGGTTGGCTGCGGAAAAACGCACCTATGTACTGCAATATGCAATGAATTTTATAAGCAAGGCAAGCCTTTTAGATATGTCATATATGGTGAAATAATAAGAGAGCTTAAAGCATTGGTCAACGATGCGGAGGATTATAACAGGCTTATGAATAGGCTTTGTCAAGTAAAAATCCTTTACATTGACGATATGTTTAAAGGCGGAACATCTGAGGCAGATATAAAACACTTTTTCAGACTGATAAATTCACGTTATATCTCACAAAAAACCACAATTATATCGAGTGAGTTAATGCTTAACGAGGTTATGGCTATTGACGAAGCAATCGGCAGCCGGATAAAACAAATGTGCGGCAAGTTTGTTTTAAACATAGCTAAGGTCAGAGAGCGAAATTATAGGCTGAAAGTGGTTGTATGACAGCGGAACAGGAACAACTAATAAACGATAATCACATAAGAAAAATGATGGGAGTGACAGTATGAATAAATCGATTTTAATGGGCCGGCTCACAAGAGATCCCGAGGTTAGGTATTCGCAGGGTGCAGAGCCTATGGCGATTGCCAGATATTCACTTGCGGTTAATAGACGATTTAAACGCCAGGGCGAACAGGATGCGGATTTTATTCCTTGCGTTGCCTTCGGTAAGCAGGGCGAGTTTGCAGAAAAGTATTTATCAAAGGGTCGATTGATAGCCGTTTCGGGTCGTTTGCAGGTCAGAAATTGGGAGGACAACAACGGCAATAAGCGTACAACAATCGAGGTAGTCGTTGAAGAACACTATTTTGCAGAGAGCAAAAAAGACAATAACGAAAACAGTCAAAAACGTGAGAATAACGGCATCGGGGAAGGTTTTTATCCGATAGACGATGACGTTAAAGACGACGATTTGCCGTTCTGAGGTGATTGTATGAATATTTATTATGTTACTTGTGCCGGAGATTGGCTTAGTAAGTATTTAGTTAAAGCGAACAGTAAACGTGAAGCAATAAATTTAGTATTTGACAACTATTTTAAGCCGATAAATGCAATAAGAGCAAGGGAAAACAAAGAAGCAAAACAAAGATTAAATATGTTGTTTACTAAAAAGGATTTGATGTTTGAAGCTGTTGAAATAAATGCACTTATCAACACAAACAATAATGCTGTTTTATGCTTAGATGAGGAGGAAATGTAATGATAGTGGATAGAAGTGTATTAAACGGATTTCAGGTTGTTGCAGAGGGTTACAAGATTTTTAATTATGATTGGACAGCAAATTACGGAGATAACTATTGTTATGCCGACAAAGACGGCAATGTTGAAGGTGTGGTACATAGACAAGAGGGATTTCCATACAAGTGCCATAACGGTTTGCATTTTTGCGAAAATCCGTTAGATTGTTTTAACTATTACCCTTTTGTGCAATGGAATAAATTTGCGAAGGTTAAAGGGTATGGGGCTGTTTCGAGGGATGATGAAGATAGCAAAGTTGCCGTTGAAATACTTGAGATAGTCAAAATATTAAGTTTTAATGAGTTTATCGACGAGATTAAAGGATATACAAAAAACAAATATGTCGAAGGCATAAACAACAGCTACGGCATACGCTGCGGCTCCGGCATAAGCAAGGGCTCCGGCATAAGCTACAGCTCCGGCATAAGCTACAGCTCCGGCATAAGTGACAGCTACGGCATAAACAACAGCTAC